TTCAGGCGCTCTCAATAGAGTTCGGCAATGCACTGCTTCCTATTGTAAAAGCAGCTTCCGGCGTTTTAACAAAAATCACGGGAATAATAAGCTCAATGCCTGCGCCTTTAAAAAGTTTTATTTCAATAGCTGCAGCGGGAACGGGAGTTATTGCCCTATTCGGCGGAACAGGTTTAATGGCATTAGGCGGAATATTAAACGGAATTGTGCAGATAAGAAAAGTTATGAGGGCTTTTTCTATAGCAGCATGGGCAAATCCTGCAATATTAACTATTACGGGCGCTGCGGCAGTTATAGCAGCATTAGCAGCAGGAGTTATATACTGCTATAATAAATTTGAGGGATTTAGAGCGGTCTGTCAGGGTTTATGGGCTGTAATTAAAGCAGGCGGCGCATGGCTTACAGTATTATGGAACAGCTTTTTAACCGGAGCAGGCGCTGTATGGAATTTTATTAAACCGGCTGCTGATTTTACCTTATGCATTTTAAAATGGATAACGCCTTTAGATTCAGCTATAGCTTCAATTCAAAAGCTCTGCGGCTGGATTGGAACTTTAATTGAAAAAGCCGGAGGATTAAGAGGCATAGGAAATAAACTCAAAAACTGGGCGGGAGGCAAAACAGCCGAAGCCGAGGCTGTAAATTCGGAAATTAAAAGAAACAGAGCATCAGGCATTGACGGCTCGCACGCTCAAGGTTTGAATTATGTGCCGTTTGACGGCTATATTGCAGAGCTTCATCAAGGCGAAAGGGTGCAGACAAGAAAAGAAGCTGATTTATTCAGAAACAGCTCATTAAATACGGTTAATAATTCTAATCCTGTTAATTTAACAGTAGAATATAAGCCCTCAATCAGCATTCAAGGCGCAATGAAAGCAGAGGAAAAAGAAAATTTCATTAATCTGCTGCGTTCTCATAAAGAAGAAATTGCAGCTCTTGTGCAGAACGTAACGGCAAGACGGGAGGCGCGCTCTTATGCTTGACAGCTGGACATTAACATCAATATTAGATAAGCTTGAAGATTTAAGCGTTTCAAAAGTTTGTAAATACAACAAGCAGGAAACGATTAATTTTAAGCCGTCATTATCGGCTGGGAATGAAGAATTAGAAGAATATGACTGCGCCTTAAAGCTTCATGCCTCTTTTTGCAGCCCCCAAAGAATTATTGATGTGCTTGAAAAACAGCAGCAGTCAAGAGAGGCTTTTGAATGGATTTATAGAGGCGCATATAAAGGCAGTTTTGTAATAGAAAGGCTGGAAACGCAGGAAATTTTCAGGGTAAAAGATGTTTTAATATGCGCAGATTTAAAATTTAAGCTTATAGAGAAGCCTCAAAATGAAGAATTTATGCAGCAGATTACGGGAAGCGCTGATTTAACGCCTTATGAACAATTTCAAGAGGGTTCAAACCGCCTTAAAGAATTTGCAAAAACTGTTAAAAATTCGATAATGGAAAATTTAAAGAATGCTGTTATGAATGTTTCAATATCGGAAAATCTGTCTGATGCTGCTTATGAAATTTTTTCAAATGTCAAAAACGGCGTTATAAATGATATTTCAAAAGGCTCAATTACCGGCATATACGATAAAATTAGAGATTATTCCGATATTATAGAACATTCAAACCTTAATGTTTCTGATATAAGAAAGCTGCTCAGCGATATTTCGCAGATTCCGGCTTTAATAATGAGGGCTGCTATATGACGGATTATATATTTCATAAAACAGTGCAGGGCGAAAGGCTGGATAACACGGCATATAAATATTACAAAAACAGTTATCTTATAAAGCCTATAATCGAAGCAAATCCGCATATAAAGGCAGCAGTATTTGAGGAGGGAGAAATAATAAAAATCCCGATTGACGAAGAAATAACAGCAGACAATAAATCTTTGCTTCCTATTTGGAAACAATAAAAAGTAAAGGCAAAATCAAAAATATGACTGATATTACAGCATTAACAACAAAAAACTGGCAGCACGCCCGCGGCGAAATAGGCGGCGTTGTTACGGGCATTGAAGATATAAAGCAGTGCATTTATACAATCTGCACCGTAAATAAAGGAGATGTGCCTTTTATGCCCGAATTAGGAACTGAGATTATTGATGCAATAGGCGAAAATTCAGGCAGCGCAATAGATATAATACGCGCAGTATGGCTTAAAGAAATCCCGCTTCAGGAGCCCAGATGCGAAATAACAGATGTAACAGGAACATTTGACGATAACGGCAGAATAAAAATGACAATTTATTTTAAAGAAAAATTAACCGGATTAACAGATAAGCAGGAGGTGTATGTTAAAAATGCAGGACATTGATTTTATAGAAATTGATGCAGCTGCGGATGAACAGCTGCTGATAAATAAATTTGAGGAGCTTTCAGAACGCCCTTTATATCCGGCGCAGGATGAAAGGATTTTAATTCAATTAATAACATATTACGGCACCCTGATTAAAACCGCGTTTAATTCGGCTGCAAAATTAAATCTTGTGGAATGTTCAAGATATCCGTTTCTTGATTATCTAGGCAGGCAGAAAAACTGCGAGAGGCTGGAAGATGAAACAGACGAAAACTATATAAAAAGAATTTTATTATCGCCTGAAGGATATTCGTGCGCAGGTGCTGAGGCAGCATATATATATTTTATTCTGAGCGCGCATCCTTCAATAATTGATGCTGCAATTGATGTTCCCGATGAAAATGCTTCAATAGCCATAGATGAAACAGAGGCTGAATTTATAAATAATACGGTAAGCAATAATCTTTTTTCCGCCGAAATGGATTTTGAAAAAGAAGAAATTGAAATAACTCTCAATCAGGCGCTCAGCTCCGGCAGCATAATAAAGGTTAAAATTCCGCATCCTTATAAGGTAATCCCCTATGTTTTGACCGATGAAGGAACAGCATCAGAGGAAGTTCTTCAGGCGGTATCAGAAAAACTGAAAGATGTAAGGCCGCTTACCGATTATGTCAAGCCGAAATCTGCCGAGGTGCAGACGTTTGAAATTTCAGGCGCAGTTTATTTAACAAAAAATGCAGATGAAAGCACGGTGCACAGAGCGGTTAATGAGGCGCTAAACTCATATTTAAGCGCCCTTAAAAACAGCTTAAATAAATCCGTAATACAAAATCAGATAACTGCTGCTGTTTTGAATATTGACGGGGTTTATGATTTTGAATTAACCTCGCCTGCTTCAAGCCTTGCAGCAAGCCCTCAAAAATATTATGACGGTGCAATAGGCGCATTAACATTTGAAAGGACACAATACAATTGACAATGGATAGATAATTATCAATTATACATTATCAATTATCAATTGAAATATCCATTAAATTACAAAGGACAATAAGATGACAAAATCACTTCTGCCCGAAAGCTTAAAAGATAAAAGCAATCTTGCGCTTGAAGAATGCATGAAAGAGGCGCTTGATATTGATATAACAAAATTTATGAAAACGCCCGTTCAGGGGGTTAAAGACGAGCTTCTGCCGGTTCTTGCAAAAGAAGCGCATATTTTAGGCGTTGAAGGCTGGAATATTGCTCAGACACGCAGAGAAAAAGAAAATTTAATAATTGATTCGGTTATGCTTCATGCAAAAAAGGGCTCAAAACCTTCTATTGAAAATGCTTTTCAGAGTTTAGGCATAGAAGCTGAAGTAAAGGAATGGTTTAAATACGGCGGAAAAATAGGACATTTCCGGCTTGAATTAATAAAAATAAGCAATCGCGCTTTTGCTTCAAATTTGGAAAAGCAGATATATGAGGTGATTAAGTCTTATAAACCGGCAAGGGCGCTCTTGGATAAAATAAATTATTTTGTCTGCAATAAAGGCTTTATATACACGGGCGCAAGATTAAAAGCAATAGAAAAAAGCACAGTAAAAACAATGGAGGCTGTTATATTATGACAGAATTTTATACAGTTGTAACGCAGAAAGGAATAGAAGCGCTGAATAATGCGCTTAGCAGCAGCAGCGCGTTTGATGCTGCATATATAGCCGTAGGCGGTTCAAACGGCGCATATTATGAGCCTGATATTACGCAGACGGCATTACGGGAAGAATTTTACCGAGGCATAGTCTATGCAAAAGGGAAAAAAGGAAATTATCTGTATTTTGACATGCAGCTTCCCGCATCAGAGGGCAGCTATATAATAAGAGAGGCAGGGCTTTTTGACAGTGCAGGAAACCTTCTTGCGATTGCGAAATATCCCGAAACAGAGAAAACAATTGTATCAAGCGGCATTGAAAAAATATTAAATATAGAAATACAGATAGAATTATCAAACCAGCTTATTAATAATATTATAATAGATGATTCCGGAAATTTAGTTACAAGAGAAGTTCTTGAAGATTATGCAGATATTGATTTATCAAACCTGTCGGCAGAAGGCAATGCCAAAATCAGCAATAAGGCAGATATCGACCTTTCTAATTTGTCAGAAGCCGGAGAGGCGCGTTTTCGCAAGGGCGTGCCTGATGTTATAATAATCGGCAATCCAACAATACAAAACGGGCAGGTGTCGGATTTTACGGCATCCGATTATGTGCAGTATCCTATAATTTTTGACCCGCAAAATTACAGCTGGGAAATGAACTTGTGTTTTACTACGGGAAATGATGTATACGCAGGGCAGGATATTATAAAGTCATTGCCTAATTATTATTCTGTACTGCTGCAAATAATAAATTCCAATTTTTATTTATACTTATCTGGAAGCGGCAGCGGTTGGAATATAGGGGTTTCTCAAGGTTCTGCCGTTTTAATTCCAAACACAACTTATTATGTAAAGATTACATTTGACGGCTCAGGCTATAAATTAAGCTATTCAACAGATAACAGCACCTTTACAGATGATATAACAGTTACAAGCTCTGTTGTTATTAATCCTGAAAATTTCGCGCTGGGAGGCAGCCCAAACGGAAATATTTTCAAAGGTTCAATAAATCTTAATAACTGCAATATATGGATAAACGGCGTTGAAGTGTGGACGGGCATTGACGACATAGGTCTTGCGACAAAAGCAAATATTGACCTTTCCAATTTATCAGCTGCAGGGGAGGCGAGGTTTAAAAAAGCTGAATACCCTATAGGCGCGCCGATACCGCAGATGTCTGATAATATGGGGCTTGCAGATAATGAAATATATTTAGAGGGCGCAACGGTAGCGCAGACGGCTTACCCTGAATTATATGCTGTTTACGGCGATACATACAGCAGCGCCTCCGCAATATCTGCTGGAAATTTTACTCTGCCGGATTTGAGAG